TATTGTGCTACTCAAAGTGGAACATTAGATTTTGAAGAGTTTACTTTCGATCACATTGTAGTATTCCCGAACCCTACTACAGGTAAGCTAAACATCAAAACCAATTTAGATGTTACTTACACACTATATGACTTTACAGGCAGAGAAGTAATTAAAGACTCTACTGATGACGTAATAGATATTACAACATTACCTAACGGAGTGTATTTCTTATCTATTAGACACCACGATAAAGTATTCAATAAGAGAATTGTAAAAGAAGACTAAGATGAAAAAGTTACTGTTATTAATATTAATTCCGTTTTCGGTAAGTGGACAAATAAATGTAAAGGATCAAATCAAGAAGACTCTTAAGTTCTCTACATTCTATGCTGCTTACAACGGTAACAACTCTCTATCGGATGTTATCAATTATTCAGTTACAGATGGGTTGACAACCTCAACCACTGAAACACCTTACGATTACTCAGCAGTATTTGGTATTAGAAAGATTCAGAGATTTGGATATGAGCCAAATATTCAGAATAGATTTAAGAATGGTACTGAGAATTCATTCTCTGATGCAGCTACTATCGGGAGTAAATCTAAAGGGTTTGAGTACTTGTTTGAGTTTGATTACAGGAGACAGCAAGGTAGTGAGTTCTTAAATCAAGATCACTTTGTAAGATACATTGCAGATAATTACGTGCTGAAGGTAGAGTACTTAGAAGACGGCTTTGCCGATATCGGTTACTTTGAATCATCAGAAAGATTAAGACATAAGTTCAATAGAAAGTTCTCTATTAATATGGGAACAATGCAGCGTATATCCGAACCCTACGGCTTTGATCCTTTTGAAGATAGGTTAAGAGAAGACGGAAGTATTCCTTGGATGAAGATTGCTACTGAGATGGGATACAATTGGAACACATTAGGTCTAGGAAGTGTATATTCTAACTCCGATGGTGAGATAGTGGCCAACAGTACTGACGTATTCAAAGAAGTTATAGTACCTCAAATCTTATCCGACTACGCTAACATTCAGAGAAACGCTCTTCCTAATAAATGGGAGCATTCTTTAGTAATGGGATTTGATTATTACCATTACTCAAAAGACTTCTGGTTACACTCTTGGGCTAACTTACTACCTTACCATATTGACATCGATAACGAGTACAGTTATCACAAGTTCCACGGTGGACAGTGGTTAGATTATTCGGGTGGTTTAATATTTGGATATCGTTTTAATCGTTCGTTAGGTGTGTTTACTGAGGGCAGGTACCATAAGTACTGGAATAGAACTTGGTATGAATTTTCAACTGGTATTAATTATATTATATTGTAAGGTTATGAAGTACATAAAAGACAACATAGGAACAGTGTTACTGGCTATTATATTAGTACTTCATATAGTACTTATACATGTGAAGATATCAAATGTAGAGTCTAAAATTCCATCCGACTATGTACCTCGAATTGAATACGATTTGAAAGACCAGATGATTAGACAGACATTACATAACATACAAGTGGAAGTAGAATCACTTGAAAGAAAACTTAACAAAATAGAAGAGGTAAGATAAGTCATGGCTCAGAAGATAGATGAAGGTACTCAGATTACCTTAGATTTAAAAACAATAGGAATTATTTTATTCTTTGTAGCTACAGTTGTTGGTATGTGGTTTTCACTTAATGCTTCGATTGATGAAGCAAAAGAACTACCCCTCCCACCGGACCCAGAGGTCACCAGAATGGAGTTTGATATGAAGGATCAAATGATTCGTAATACTATTCTTAATACTCAAGGCGATGTTAGTGAGATTAAAGAAGATCTAAAGCGTATTGAAGAGAAATTAGATGACATGAGATAATATGAAAAAATTTTTAATTTTAATATCGCTATTATTACTCAGTACTATATCTAGAGCTCAGGTAAGAATCGTACATTTTAACGCAGGTTGGAACGCCTCCCACGATGTTGAGTGGGTAGAAGATCTCTCAGACTGTGAAGTAGAATTTGTTGATATCGCAAAGAAACCTAAGTTACAATCCAAATACTCTATTGTTGTAGTACCTACAATTGTAATACTACAGTACGATGAAGAAAAGAAAAGGTATCAGGCTGACTTAAGCTTTAAGTTAACAGCTACTAAAGAAGAGGTCCAAGAGTATATTGATGAATTAATCCTTAGCGGATTCTAGAAGACTCTTCCTATTTATACGTAAAGAAGTTTCACTAAATTGTTTTAATATGTTTAAGTATATTAATAAACAAATTATGGCGTTCAAGGACATGTTCAAGGATGACAATGATGTCAACGAAAAAAACGTAATAGGCTTCTTATCATTTGCAGTAATGGTTGTTTTCGCAGCAGCTGATCTTATCACAGGTTACTTGGGAAAAGATTTAGTAGTACAGGAATTTATTTATAACTCTTTTGTGTTTATCACATTAGGTTGTTTCGGTATTGCTGGGTTAGAAAAGTTTGCAGGAAAAAAAGAATAATAAATTATGTGTTATACTAGAGAACAAATTGAAGAAGCAGTAAAAGCAAAAGGGTACAAATGGTTTACCTCAGATAACTACGATGTTAATATTGTAGGAGTTAGAAATGCTGATACAAACGGAGCAGTAACAAATAAGTTTGATGACTGTGTTACTCTTTCATACAAAGACGAAGCGGGTAAATGGCACTTCCATTGCTTTGATGCTACTACTGACCCAGGTTCACATTGGACTGAGAAGCAGCTCTTGAATAAAAACGGAGTAGCGATACTAAAAGAAGGTCAGTATAGAGGTTCTCATATGATTGGCTTACATCAAGGTAAGTACGAAGCTTTAAGACAAAAGAAACCTTTAAAGGTATACAGAGACGGAAATCAAGACGATACTTACGACCTCATCGAAGAGAACGTACACGAAGGTATCTACGGTATTAATATTCACAGAGCGACAGCCAGACCAGGAGGTAAATCAGTACAGGTAGACAAATGGTCAGCAGGATGTCAGGTTATTGCTGCAAGCGACGATTTTAAGTTATTCATGGAAGTTGTGAACAAAGCCGCCACAGTATGGGGCAATTCATTTACATATACATTGATTAACTCAAATGATGTTGCGTAATGAAATCTAACACCCTCTTTTTAGCAGCAGCAGTCTCAACCACTATGTCTTTTATTTGCTCTTACTTTTTAGAGCTCTACATGGGTAATGCAGAGCAGTACTTAGCGTTGATCGCTATAGTCTTTGTAGACGGCTTCTTCGGCATTAGTGCTGGAATAAAAAGAGAAGGATTTCAGACTAGAAAAGCTTTAAAAGTCCTCCAGAGAGCCTTAACCTGGATAATCTTTTTGACAGTTATACTAATGGTTGAGAAAGGTTTTGCAGGAACTAGTTGGCTATCTGAAACAATTATCGTACCTTTCATAGTATTGCAATTAATAAGCGCCCTTAAGAATGCATCTATGGCAGGTTTTATCAAAGCAGAAGAACTTAATAGACTCTTAGACCGAATAGACAATCACAAGGGCAACAGAAAGTAAACGCCTTATGTGGAAGAAGATTCAAGAGAGGACTCTCCCTTTCATCATAGCCTTGTCAGCTTTATCAGTATCAGTATCAGCTGCTTTTTATTCAGTGAGCGGTTTATCTAAACTATTTGCTGGAGCATCTTTAGAAGTAATTATTATGGCTAGCTCATTAGAGGTAGCTAAATTAGTTATTGCTTCTCTTCTATATCAATACAGAAAGACTTTACCTAAATTGCTTAAGTACTATCTAACCATAGCAGCAGTAGTGCTTATATTAATTACCTCAATGGGTATCTACGGCTTCCTATCAGCTGCATATCAAGAGACGGCTAGTAAGGCTGGTAACATAGAAGCTCAAATAACTTTATTAGAAACTAAGAGAGATAATTATACAGAGCAATTAGCAGGGTATAGTCAAGAGAAAGAATCTTTAAACCAATCTATATCGGATCTAAGAGCAGGACTAGCAGGTAATAAAATTCAGTATAAAGACAGAGAGACAGGTCAGATTATAACCACTACCTCGTCGTCTAATAGGAGATCATTTGAGAGACAATTAGATCAAGCTTTAGAAAGACAAGACGTACTAAATGAAAGGATCGATGGGATAAACCAATCTATCTTTGATTTAGAGACGGAGATTGTAGAAGTACAAACCAGCGATGAACTAGCCGGAGAGTTGGGACCGTTAAAATATCTATCAGGATTAACCGGCATCCCAATGGATAGGATCATAAATTACTTATTACTAGTAATCATATTTGTATTCGATCCTCTAGCTATTGCTCTAGTAGTAGCAGCTAATTATGCTTTTGAAAGATTAAAACCTAAAGAGAACATCTATGGAGAAAAGTTTATAGATGGAGAGTTGTACGAAGAAGGAGAGGATCGGAAAGAAGAACCAAATGAAGCGCTAATCAAAGCAGCTGAGAGATATAAAGAAACTTTAAAAAAAGATGACTGGACAGTTGTCGATGAAGAAGAATTTCGCGATCTTAATAGAGATGGAATCATCGATGAAGATGAATTAAACATCCTCAGAGTACTAGAGGAGACTAGTAGACAGTACAAGGTGCTGTACAAAGACGGTAGTATTCGTTGGATCGATAAACCTGATGAATCAAATAGAAAAGTATATTAAAGTTGTTTGTTATTAATTTTTTTCGTATATTGTAATTATGTTTAATATTCTTGAAGTAGTCACAGGTTTATTTGTTTTCGCTTTGGTGCTAACACCAATAGTATTAAGTGTTATTATTCTAATTAAACTACCAACTAGAAGTAGAGAACCTAGAGTATCACCTGAACATATTGCTCAACTAGAGCAAAACGATAATATTATTGTAGAGGACATTAACGACGCTCTAACACAGATTGTAGTTCGTTTAGAAGCTATCGAAGAGAGGTTAGACAGAGAAGATCAGACTGTAAAAGGTTTTGCAAAGAAAGGTAAACAACAATTAAACGATTAATAAGTTATGTCAGAAGATACTGTGAAGTATGGACTACCTGCTACCGAAATACTTAAGGAAGAGTATCCTACTATTTACGCTGGTTATATGGATATCATGGAAGAGCAGCTGGAGCTATTTAGTAAGAAGCATCTTGACTACGGTATGCATAATATCACTGCTGGTACTAGCCTTGCTAATGAAGAGGAAAG